AATTCAGGACTAAGAACTTGAAGTTTTTAAGAAGATTGACAGAACCGAGTTTTAAAGCTGGCTACGCCCAAAGCCCCAGCGAAAGCGCCCATCCGAATCTTTGGGATGGGCTGGCTGGGGCATGGATGCCTTCGCTTGGGGTTACGGGGAATACGCTGAAGGATGTTAGTGGTAATCGTAACGATGGAACGCTGACTAACATGGATACTGCTACTGACTGGGTGGCTACTTCTAAGGGGCTGGCTTTAGATTTTGATGGGTCGGATAGAATTGTAGTACCCCATACTCAAAAAGTTGACGTAAGAAAGCAGCTTACGATTTCAGTTCTGTGTAACCCTACAATAAATAGAAGTACTTGGGTTGCATTAGCTTACAAGAATGTTCCTGTCGGAGATGGTTCTTATCATATCGGAATTGATCCTTCAAATAATTTGCAAGGTGGAGTAAAGGATGCAAATTGGAAGACCGTCCAAACTTCAGCGTCGGTAAATGCTGGATCATGGCATCATGTGTCGATGTCTATTGATGAAAACTTGCAGCAAATAACTTTTTATCATAACGGCGAAATCGTTTACCAGTCTGCATGGACTTGGGTTATGTCTGGCAATTCTTATCCGCTCACAATATCGCAAAATGGCACAGGTGAGGGTTTTATTGGTCGCACGGCAAGCGTCTCCATCTACAACCGCGCCCTACGCCCAGACGAAATCCAAACCCTTTACGTTGACTCGCTCGCTCCATTCCGCAAGAAGCAACAAATTGCCTTTAATGCGCACCCTTTGACACTCTTAGAGAAAATAAGATCTGCATCAAAACCAACAACCCCCATTTCTATAAAGGTTAAACACAACGAAGAGCCAAGCTATAAGGCGGGCTATGCGAAAAACGCGGGAGAAAGTGAAAATCCTCATTTGTGGAAAGGTCTTGTGGGTGCTTGGATGCCTAGTTTGGGGGTGACTGGTGACACGCTCAGGGATGTTAGTGGTAATGGGAATGATGGCACACTGACTAACATGGATGCTGCTAGTGATTGGGTGGGAACTAAATATGGGTCTGGATTAAGATTTACTGGAACTAACATGGCTGGCGATTTCAGACCCACCCAAAATTATGTGTCGATTGGGTACGATTTTGGAATCATGCAAGATATTTCCGCTTCGTTTTGGATCAAACCTAACTCATTAGCCAAACGAGGCATTTGCGCGAATGACGTTCCAACTAATCCCAAATTTGCAATAACTTTGCTGGGTGATGGCAGGTTAGAGGTTTACCGTGGCAGTAATACGCAAAGCACACAGTCATTAGAAGTGGATAAATGGCAGCATGTGCTAGTTGAATCTGTTGATGGCGTTACTTCTTATTACTTCGGTGCAAGATTCGACAGGTCACAATCACAGGGTGCCGGGGCGAGTGCTGGAAACGCATTTGTGATTGGTGCGAATTATTGGGGTGGTGTTGAGGCAGACATCGCAAATTTTACAATCTACAACCGCGCCCTATTCCCAGACGAAATCCAAACCCTTTACGTTGACTCGCTAGCGCCATTTAGACGTAAAAAATCACCAATTGGCTATCAACCAATTAAAGAAGTAAAAGGACTAATCAGAACTTAGGAGAAAATATGAATATCCACCCAGACGAATTAGCTAGAGAAAAACAATTGCAAGAACATCAAAAGAGAACCTGCTTTCCTAAATATATAAAACCTTGGAACGGGCATCCTTTACAGTTTGTAAAGCTAAACGAAGACGCTATCGCCCCAACAAAGGCAAACGAATCTGATGCGGGATTTGATTTATACGCTTCTCACGGGGCGATATTAGAAAAGCATACTCATAAATTAATCAAAACTGGAATTGCGATGCAAATTCCTACCGGTTATGTGGGATTGATCTGGCCTAGATCTGGAATGGCCTATAAATACGGTATAGATGTTTTCGCTGGCGTTATTGATAGTGGATACCGTGGAGATGTTGGCGTTATCCTTTTTAATTCTCAGTATAGTGATTACCACATAAAGCCGGGAGATAGAGTGGCGCAACTTGTGCTGCAAAAAGTAGAAAACTTTGAGCTTGTAGAAGTGTCCGACCTAAACAATACAGACCGTAGTGAAGACGGTTTTGGAAGCACTGGTGCATAATGACAACTTTACCATTTAATGATCCAAACGGAAGAATATTCTATGCCTGTCAAGCCGTGCTTGTTAATAGTCAAGATGGATACGGGACAGACCCTTCTGTTTTCAAAAGACGAGGGAGAAATACTGAAGAATCGGTGGACGACGAAGATATCAAAGAGTCTATCTTCCTAGAGGGCGTTCAGGCTGTTGGGGTAAATGGAGATTTTCCTTCTCAGTCTTTACTAGATGTAGGAAAGGTGGGTAGGCAATATCATTATTATAGTCAGCAAAATTTTGAATTAACAATAGAAAGAAAAATAGACGAAAATCAAGATTTTTTTTATTCATTGAATCCCAGCAGTTATACTGACTATCAAAACTCTCACATATTACATAAAGATAATTTAGGAGACAAGGGGTTTAAAGACCAAGACAACAAGGTTTTACGTCAGTTTGATATAACTATTTTATATACGCCTGATAAATTTCGATATATGGGTTCAGATTTAGACAAAAGTCTTATACCTCCAAACCCTACTCCAGACGTAGACGCAGACAAAGTTATGTCAATAACTTATCAAAGTTGTTTACTTTCCGGTATAGATTATAACATAAGTTTAGACGGTGTTACTGAGTCTATAACACTGCGTACAAAACAACTTAAATATAATAAAGGTCTTTCAACTCTTAGTGATTACAAGTTTTCAAATCGTTCAACGAATAGCACTGGCTCTGCTCAAAGGTATACAACGATGCCTCACAGCGGAGTGGCTGTGAACAGTGCGAACCAATACGCCATAAAAACTCTTAAAAGAGAAAATCTAGACATACTAAAGCAAGACGAAGATAGAAAGTCAATACTTCCCGCAGAGGTTAAAAGTATGTTTGAGGCGGGGAATACAGATTCTATCTATAGAGGCGACGATGGACAGATGAGACCTCTAAAGATATTGGGAATTAGCAGCATAAATATTAATGTTGCCATAGATTATAACGAGTTATCGGATACAGGGTTTTGGAGGGGGTCAGAAATAGATAAGGAGTATGAGCAAAATAAATATACCCAAGTAAATTTGCCTATACAAGTGACTTCTTCTTTTACTGGCTACGCTAGGCGAGCCTTAGAATATAACGACCTTATGTGGACAAGTAGCGAAGATAATGTTTTTGTTAGAAATAGCGATTTAAACTTTGCCGCCTCTGGTGTAATGAATACCGATACGGGTTTAAGTGGCGGAGGTGGGCCTTTTAGGGAGGGGATAGACACAGTTAATGAACCCCCTAAAGGCCAAAATAAAACTCTTTACAATAAATCAGACAGGATCATACGTCTTGTCTTTCAAACGATTGATGTTCCGGCAATGGCGTTTAAATATCATATAATGGATCTAGGCGCAAAAAATTATTTAACCAGCATAGCAACAACCGGAGGTGAAGCAGGGGGAGGCGGAAATGTAGAGACAACCATTTCGTATCAAAACGATTTCAGTGATATAGTTTTAGTTAAGGATACTCAGGTTAGGAATTTAATAAACGAAGAATTGTTCTAGCTAGTAAGGTTTTAAATGAAAAGAAGAACTAAAAAACAGAGTAGCTCACCCCAAAAAGTAAAAACAATAGAAGCAAAAACGGAGAATCAAAAAGAGTATATAAGGTCCATAATAGAAAATGACGTTGTTTTTTGTAGCGGCCCTTCTGGATCGGGTAAGTCTTATATAGCCGCAGGAATAGCTTCTGAACATCTCCACAAGGGGGAAATAGATCAGGTATTGATAACGAGACCCCTTGTGTGTACCGGAAAAGAACTAGGAAGTCTTCCGGGAGACTTGTTAGACAAAATAGCCCCCTATCTTTTACCTATGCAAGAAAACTTCAGGAACTTCTTGGGTCGGGCGTATTACGGGATGTACTATAATGAAGGAAGAATAAAATATCAACCATTAGAAGTTATGAGGGGGTCTACTTTTCATAATACATATATGATATTAGACGAAGCTCAAAACTGTACATTTGAACAAATAAAAATGTTTATAACCCGAATGGGTCAAGGGAGTAAAGTGCTGATAAACGGAGATACTAGGCAGTGCGATCTTTCTAAAAGCGGTCTTTGGGACTGCATAGAAAAGCTTGATGGTGTTGATGGCGTCGGAATCTCTACGCTAACAAGAGAAGACATTCAAAGGAATGGTATTCTTGGAAGAATATTAACAGCTATGGAAAATTAGCGTGTAATATTAGCTTCTACCCTCTAGAATATAGAGTCAACTTACTATACGGAGGAACGAATGCCACTTTATGATTTTGAATGCAAGCAGTGTAAATACTACGATGAGATTAGACAAGCTCATGACGCTCCATCTATATTGGAGTGTCCTTGTTGTAGTAAAAAGACTTTAAAAAAAGTTTTTATAAATCCGCCATCAATATCCATCAGGGGTGAGCCAAATACAATTGCTCAGTTAGCAGATAAAAACACTAGAAATATGGGACACTACGAAAAGCAGGAGAAGTCTGCAAAAGATAATAAGAAGAACAACAGCGAAGCGCAGAAGAGAAGGAATATCAACAGAAAAATTAATGGTATGACGGATAAAGAAAAAGTCAAATGGATAAAAGAAGGTGATTGATGAATGAATTTGAAATATCGGACAATATAACAAATCGAAGAAGCTTCCCCCATCATGCTACCATAACGATGAAAATTGACATTAGAAAAATGTATGAAGATGGTAGTCTTGACGATCAAGTTATGGGTAATCGTTTATTGTCAAAATATGAAATTTCTAACAAGGCGCAGATTTGTATTTCTGGAACATCAGAAGCAGAATGCATAAGAAAATTAAAAAACAAATTGGAGAAATTAAATGACTAGAGGTGAAAAAGAAGATGTTTCTGATCTTAATTTACCGGAACCTCAAGAGGCCCAGAAATCATACTTTGGAAAACACGCAGATGTATCTTTGGATACAAAAGAAGCTTTTGCATACGTCAGTACAGTTGACAATTCAAGTTCTCACTATATACTTTATGACAGGGCTGAAATAATTGATCCCTATAACGATAGATTTACAAGATCGTCTTCTAAAACTAGGAGGTTTAAAAAGGTCTCAGAAACGTGTTTTAATTTTTATATGAAGTATTTAAAAACTAGAAATACTTTACATTTCACAAGAGCTAGAAGATTAGTAATGGAGAAGTAAAATGAAGAAGGGTAGACTTTCAAAAAAAGAAAAAGAATATATTTCTAAAAACCACGACAGCATGAACACTGCAAATATGGCAGATAAAATGGATAGGTCTGTTCACATGGTGGATAAATATGTTGAAAAACTAAGCCTTGAACCAGTAGTAAAAGACAAAATAGACAAGTCTGAAAAACCGGTAACAGAAATTATTTCCCCCGCGATAGATTCATCATCTCTTTACGTGAGAGATAGTAATAAGACCGCAACAATAATGACAGAAGCCGCTTCAGCCGCAGGAGACGAGAGTAGAAAAAAACCCTCTACTCCACAAAGGTATAAGTCGGTTATTCATAAAATAAAGGAAGGATAAAATGATTTGTACACATAGGGACGGATATATGAGATCATTAACAATGGAACAGTTGATGATTAGTTGGATTACTACGCTATCTAGTGGCGATAGAGTTTATGGAGATTACGAAAGACCAGAAATGCAAAATCCGTGGAGCAGGCTAACTGATCACTGCGCAGATAACAATGTGTTTCCTGTAAAAATAGAGCTTCATATGTTTGGCGCTCCTGCAAAGGTTTTCTTTGAAAATGAACAAGGGTTAGATGGTGTGTCTGTAATGCGAGGAATAGCAAAGGATCAAGCTATGGATGGTAGTCATTCTACGTCATTTCAGACATTAACTGTTTGTCTGTTAAAAGACGACTGCTCAGGTGTGGATGTCGCGAAATATAGCTGGCCCTACAATGAATTTGAAAAGTATAGATCTGTTAGGTCTGTAACAGAAGATAATATTAAGTATATGATATTTAAAAATGAATCAGAAAAAATCAAACATCCAGAAGTACAGAAGCATATCAACAAGGCAGCCCTGTAACGCAGCGCAATACTGTGCTGAATTAGTCTGCATCAGAAAAAGAGAGCGAGACAACAAGGGGAGTCTTGAGTTTAAGTTTTGGAATAAGTCACAAAAAGAAGAATATGAAACCCAAATCAGGTTAGCGTCTAAACTAATTAAAAAATACGGAGACAAATCTCTAGTATCTTATTTAAATGGCCCAAGTGGTAGAAACGTTTACTCCTTGGGCTTTTTGCACAGTTCTAAAAAGTTTGTTTTAATCACTAAGTTTGTAGAAGCGGGCGTTGCAAAACGATCCGAAGAGGTTAAAATAGAAGCAGAGAAACCAAAAAAGGTTATAGAAATATCAGAAGATGTAGAGTACAAGCCAAGAACAAAGAAGAAAAAGAAAACATTAATGTCAAAACTTAGGGATACCGATGGCAAAAAAGAAAACTCCTGAATATTTGAAAAGTCAAATAAAAGAATACGGAAACATAATCAAAACAGGCACAGAGGTGCTTAAAGAAAAGAGCGACTACAAAGTAATTTCTATCAGTCCCGCTATTGATATAGCGCTAGGCGGTGGGGTTAGAGAGGGCTGTTGGGTTACTCTTACAGGCGATCCTAAAAGTGGTAAAACAACAACCGCTATGCAGATCGCTACCAACTGTCAAAAGGAGGGTAGACCAGTCATCTATCTAGATGCGGAAGGTCGTCTTAAAGATATGAATTTTCAGGTAAACGATTTCGACCCTGAGAAAATAGAGGTTATTGCACCAGAAGATAAACCTTTACCGGCAGAAGAGTTCTTAGAAATGGCCTACAAAATGATGAGCCATCCAGACTATCAGGGAGCGATTCTGATAATTGATTCTATATCTTCTTTGATTCCCGCTAAAGAATTAGATGGAGACTTTAGTCCGGGGCGGGCGGGGCTACCAAAGATTTTGTCCATCTTTACAAAAAAGATTGGACAACTTCTACCAAGGCAACGAGGACTTGTTATTGCCATAACTCACTATATCGCAAACACAGGGGGGTTTGGTAAGGCAAAACTTTCTGATGGCGGTAACAAAATTCAATATCAAGCAGATACTAGAATGGAAATTGCGGGTGGTGGTGAAAAAATCTCCGCAGTAAAACCTTGGGAAGATGCTAGCAAGAATAGAATTGGTCAAGTAGTAAACTGGAAAATTATTTGTTCTTCGATGGGACCGCCGGGAGGACAGGTGCAAAGCTATATTAGATATGGTCATGGTATCGACTCAACCCAAGAGGTTCTTCAGTTGTCGCTAGACTTGGGTTTTATTGACAGGTCTGGAGCTTGGTTCTCTTGCCCATTCTTAGAAACAAATAAAGAACTTGCTAAAGAGGTTGATCCAGATGTTGATGTAGAAGATGCTGAAAAACTTACTAAAGCTTTTAAGTTTCAGGGTCAAGACAAGGTTTATAGCTTTTTAAACAGAAACCCTAAACTAGTAAAGTCTCTAGAGTCGATGATAAAAGAGGTCTTGGCTTGAAAGTAATAGGCTTAGACAGCCGAGAGTACAAATGGAACCCTAAGTCTGGAGGTGGAAAGAGATCTAAACTCCACCAAAAGGCGAAGGGTCTGCTTGACTCTTGCTATCCGTATGATAGAATACTAGAAGAGGTTAGTCTTCCGGGGACAAAAACCATAAGAAATAAAAACCTACGTGCTGACTTCTATATACCTAATAGAAATTTGGTTGTAGAAGTTCACGGCGAGCAGCACTTTCGTTTTAATGCTTTTCATTTTAAAGACAAGTTGTCATTTTTTAAATCGCAGGCAAGGGACAGAAATAAAG